TTTAAAATGGTAAATCATTATCCCTTGGAATATCATTTTGTATATCTCTTAGTCTTTGTGCTTCTACTACTGCTTCTATACATAGAGCAATTGTGTAATCACTAGGTCTAGAACTTTCACTATAATCAGTATAGGTTTGCTTTAGTAACCAAGCATATTGGTATTCATCAATATATGATATGATTTCTAAGTCCTCAGGAACACTCCATTGTTCATAATCCATACGTTCCATATTATATAATATAGAGTATTTAAATAGATTATCTAATGATTTCTTATTTTCTTTAACAATTGAAAAAGCATTAATATTCATTTTCATTTTTACTCTCCTTTATTATTCATAATTAAATCAAAAAAACAAAGTCTTTAAATAATACACATTTAAAGTTAGGGTATGAAACCTATCCTAGATAGGGTTTACCTAAATAGTTATCCACTAGTCCTTACGCTGTCCATAAACACGTCTGTTCTGGATGGTGATATATCTATCACAACAATGTCGTTACTTTAAATGTGTATTATTACGTCGGTATTAAAATTATCTTAGTGAAATCCACCTTGTGGACTAGAACAAGCCTTTTCGGCTCCATTGCTCTAGTATGAGGCTATAACTCCTCACAATCTAAGATAATTAAATCAATCAAAAAAACAAAATCTTTTATGCACTTAAGAGTTCTACTATCAAAGGGACCATCTTGGCCTTTGCTCTGGCTATGTATATCACTATACACAAGGCAACACGACATTGCATAGTAGAACTATCAAAAAAACAAAGTCTTTATAAATTGTGTGTTATCATACTGACAAAGAGCTAATCTTTCATAGGACTGCACCATAGTGTCCATTTCGGCTTGCACCTAATATCTAGGTTTCTTAAATATCGCATTTAGCAGGCACCCCTAAGACTTAGCATATTCCAAAGATACTAAGCTCCCTATTACATAGGCAACTAAATGGTATAACACACAATCATAAAGATAAAGTCTTTTAGTCTGTATATACCTTAGTCCTTAATCAGTTAACTCTATACTAAGTGTTGTGTATTATCTAAAGACTACTACCTCATCACTCTCATACCTTAAGCCCTAGGAACTATCCCTAATCACTCTGACTGGTCTTAAGTGTCTAGACTATCCCTTAATCACTAGAATTTTACCTTAGTATGTATGAAGAGTTAATCTAGTGAAAATAATTCAACCAAAAAGACAAAGGTCATCAAAATATGAAGGGGGGTAGATTGTTATATTACCACGTGCACGCATTCTATAATAATTTTTTAGGATTTTTTTAAAAAAGGGTGTATATTAGGGATATGGTAAAAAAACGTAAAGCACACAGAATGGAATACTTTGACAAAGACAAGAAGAAATGGATCAAAGTTGCTATGGGCGAAGTCGTAGATGAAAAGGTTATGCATATGCATGACTTTGTTGTAGCCCAAATAGAAATTATGACCACTATAGAAGAAATGAATACAGGATTATCTCCTGAAAAAAATTGATGTTGTGTTTTATTAATATACTAAGTATATAAGATGAAGTCTATATAAGACACCTACTTAGTATCAGAGATACTAAGTAGTATATATTTAGTTAAGTAAGTAAGTCTATATAGACTTAGTAGAGGAGAAACATGGTTAAACCGAAAAAGAAGATAACGAATAAAGAAATACTGAACATTTTACAAGGGATGCATACAGAGATAATGCAATTACAGCAACAACTCATGATACATGATAAGGTGCAGAACGATTATATAGCCTTTAAAGATGACGAAGAAGGTTTTAAGGCCTTTTTGAAAGGGAAGTACGAATTAGCTGATGATAGAGATAACAAGGAAACTGAAGAAGAATAACTATAAAGCAGTAGATTATCCCGTATATAAGGATAATCCACCTCATCCCGCTAAATACTGGAAGGAATGTACTCCAGGGGAATGGGGAAAGTCCGATGATGGGTATATTGCAGAGTGTATTGCAAGGAATGCATATGATAAAGGGGTGGAGATGGTCTTTCCCTATGGTAAGCAATGGGTGACAAAGAAGGCAAAGTTAGAGTTTCTTCCCCATTATGAGACTGGAAGTTACGGTTCAGTATCTAAAAAGAGTTATATGGACCAAGAACTCCAAAGAAGTAGAACAACCCATGTACTGGATGCCTATATAACGTATGTAATGGCTGGTAAAACGCCAGATTTTGAAAAACTGGGACAAATGTATAGGCCAGACCATCAAAAGCCCATATGGAGCGTAAAAAGATTATTAAAAACTAAAGGAATGAAACAAATGATTAAAGACAAAATGAAAGAAGTCCTAGATGAACGTGGAATTGATGAAGGATTTGTATTAGATACGATGAAAGATGCGATTGAGGTAGCTAAAGTCAAAGAAGATAGTGGAAATATGATTCGTGCAGCTAAAGAATTGGGTGATTTTCTGGATATGAAGCCTAAGATCAAAACATCTACAGAATCTCTTGAATTAGACATAACGCACCAAATACAGGACAATTTTGAAGAACAAAAAAAGAAACTAGTTGCAACGAAAATACAGGAAGTAGCAGATGGAAAAAATACTGATAGTGAAGCATAAGAATAAGGATACATTGGTATCTTTCCTTAATACTTTGTATGCGGTTGCTAATGACCAGGGTATCATAGTAGAGGTTAAACATGTTATCAAAGAAAAAATTAGATGACAGATAAAAGAGAAATTATAACTAAAATGCAACAAGATATGTTGTTGTTCGGTAGGATGGTTATGCCCAATATGTTTAGTTCGGAATCTCCTAAGTTTCATTATACGATTACAGAAGCGTTGCAAGATAATGACATCAAACAAATAAACATTATTGCTCCAAGAGGACACGCTAAGAGTTCTGTTGTTGCTGGTGTATATCCTCTATTTCACTTAATGTTTGATAAAGGAATAAAAGTAATCGTATTGGTATCTCGTACACAGTCTCATGCTACAAAGTTATTAGGTACAATAAAAGATGTGTTAGATTACTCTAAAGAGTTCAGATATTTTTTTGGATATTGGGGACAACACTCTGCAAGGAAGTGGAGTAACAATGAAATTGAATTAAAAGATGGTTCTATTATTATATGTAAAGGAACAGGACAACAAATACGTGGGATTAAACATGGAAATCAACGACCAACATTACTCATTCTCGACGATCCTGAAGATGAGGTTAATACAAAAACATCGGAAGCGATGGAATTTAATCTACGTTGGCTCTTGCAATCTGGTGTTCCATCCTTGGATGCCCTTCGTGGTAAGATATGTGTCATTGGTACTCCTCAACATCAAAGATGTCTCGTAGAAACTTTAAAAGATATGGATGGATGGACAAATTTAGAGTTCAGGCCTAGTTTAGAAGATAATATTCCTTTATGGGAAGATGTGTGGCCTATTGAAAAATTAATACAAAAGAAAAAAGAATTAGATAGTATAAACCGACTATCCGTATTCTATCGAGAATACTTATGTCAGATTGTTGGAGATGAGGATAATTTATTCCGACCAGAAGACTTTCAATGGTATGATGGACATATTGAAACGGATAGGGCAGGGTTGTCGAACCTCGTACTGACGAGCCTTCATGGTGAGGAAGTTACTGAGGTTAGACCTGTAAATGTATTTACTGGTGTCGACCCTGCTAGTAGTACAAAGAAAACTGCAGACTATTCTGTTATATTCAATATTGCTATTGATGAAGACAATAATCGATTCTGCTTACCTTATTATAGAAAAAGAGCTAACCCCCTTAACTTGGCAGATAATATCATAGAAAACTTTAAATTATACCAAAGCACTAAAACAAGAATTGAATCTGTTGGTTATCAGGAGATGCTACGACAATACATAAAAGAGCAGGCAGAGAAATTGAAACTTTTTATACCAGGTCTAGAAATAAAAGAAAATCCTAGAACATCTAAATCTTATCGTTTAGAAAGTCTACAACCCCTATTTGCTAATAAAAAAGTTTATATGAAAAAAAGCATGATAGAGTTAGAAGATGAATTATTACTATACCCTAGAGGTAAGAACGATGACTTGTTAGATGGATTCTTCTATGCTAATAAAAATGCATATAGACCTACTCACGATACAATAGATAAGGAAGAGAAAGATAATAAGCCTTTCTACAGAAAAATAGTCGATTGGCGACTTATTTAAAATAATCCTTGACTTTAATTAAAAAAATGTTATAGACTATCAATACGATTTTTATGGCAAAAACAATAAATATGACCAAATATGCTATGGACTTCAATGATTTTATAGATAAAATGGATAATATAAATGAAATAGAAGTACCTACCAACTATATAAAGGTAAAAACTAAGAATGGCAAATTTGAATCGAAACTCGGCAAAAAAGAGAAATCAAAATAAAGAAGACTTAAAATTAGTCTTTGACCATAAAACTCAGAACCCCGAAGCCAGAGAAACTAACGAAGAAGTTCAAAAATCTAAAGAACTTTGGACACAGTATAATTCCTCAAGAGACTCTTGGGCACAAAAATTTCAAGAAGCAATAGAATTTAGAGCGGGAGCTCAATGGACTAAAGAGCAGCAAGAAATGCTAGAAGCAAAAGGACAAGCTCCTATTGTCGTAAATCGTATTCACCCTATTGTAGAAACAGCAAAATCGTTGTTAACATATAATTCTCCACAGTTTCGCTCAACTGGAAGAGAAGATTCAGATAGACGTACAGCAAAGGTTTTTTCAGACCTTTTTCAATATATGTGGGAAGTTTCACAGGGAGATTTAGAATTAAAACAGGCTATTGATGATTATTATGTAGGAGGTATGGGAGTGATGCAAGTGTATCAAGACCCTGACGCAGACCTTGGAAAAGGCGAAGTTATGATAAAATCTTGCGATCCTTTGAATTTATATATCGACCCGAACTCGAAGGATAAATTTTGTAGGGATGCAGCTCATATTATTTATGCACAATATATGACTGACGAGCACGCTTCTCAAGTATATCCAGAATACGCTGACATTATAGATAATGCAGCTGAAGAACCAGAAGCATCAAGTAATTATCCAGGTACAAATCTTAGTAAGCAGTCAAATCAAATATTTCCAAGTGAAGTAGAGGATAGAACACATACTGTTAGAAGATACTTAGAAAGATATACTAGAGAGATTCATCAGTATTATAATGTATTTGAACCCTTTGCTAATAGAGAATATGTTTATGACTCAGAAGAATATGAAGAATACCAACAAAGTTTATATATAAGGCTTAGAAAGGTAACTGGAGAAGAAACTATTATATGGGAACCTGAAGCTGTAGAAGATTTAATGAATATATTAGAAACAGAAGGAGCATTATTTCACTTAGCATTACCTCCAATGCAAATGGATCCTCAAACAGGACAACCTGTACCACAAGAACCAGTAAGAGTTCCAGGGCAAGAAGATGAAAATGGTATTCCAGGTACTACAACTGCAATACTACCGACTACTGCAGAAGAACTTATTGGAATAGAAGCAATTATGTCTAATGAAGTAGATATACCCCGTGTTAAGATGGTAGCAAGTGTAGGAGATTCTTTACTATATCATAGAATACTACCATGTGAAGATTATCCTATTGTACCAATTATGAACGTACATCTACGTACTCCATACCCAGAATCAGATGTACGTTTATATAGACCTTTACAGGAATATATAAATAAAATTCGTTCTTTAATTATATCTCATGCTAGTTCTAGTACGAATGTTAAATTACTTATCCCTAGAGGTTCTGTAGATAAAAGACAAATAGAAGAAGAATGGGGTAGAGCAGGAACAGCTGTTATTGAATTTGATGCTGAACTAGGTGCTCCAATAGTAGCAGGGCCAGTACCACTACCAAATGAGTTATATAAAAATGAAGCAGATGCAAAAGCTGACTTAGAATATGGTTTTGGAATTTATGAGTTGATGCAAGGCGGGGGAAAGGCTCCATCTACCTATAGAGGTACTATAGTTGTAGATGAATTTGGACAAAGAAGAATTAAATCTCGTAGAGATGATATAGAAGATGCTTTAAACCAACTTGGAAAAGTTGCTATACCTCTAATGCAACAATTATATACAGAAGAAAAAGTTATTAGACTGGTTCAACCAAATGGAACAGAAAAAGAAGAAAGATTTAATTTTTACGCAGAAGGCGAAAATGGCGAGGTAGCTAAGTTTCATGATGTTTCTGCTGGTAAATATGATATCGTTGTTGTTTCTGGTTCTACATTACCAACAAATAGAATGGCACTATTAAATAATTACATGGAGATGTATAAGATGGGACTAATCGACCAAGTAGAAGTGTTGAAGAAATCTGAAATAGTAGACATAGAAGGTGTACTAGAACGTTCAGGTCAAATGCAACAAATGCAAGCAGAGAATCAACAATTACAAGAAGAATTGAAGAAAGTAAAAGGCGACTTACAAACTGCAGATAGAGAATCTGTACATGCTAAGAAACGTCTCGAAGTAGAAAAGTTTAGCTCAACATTGGATAAGGTATCTAATAGAGCTGATATGGCATCTAGTTTATTTCAAGCTAGATTAGGAGACCAACAAAAACAGTTAATGAACTCAGAAGCTCCAGAAGAGGGACCAGACAGTATCTTTGAAGAAGATGAGAGTTGACATAGGAGAATAAAATGGATAACCAATTAAATAGCAATACATTAGAGGAGCAAGGGCAAGAACAGATTGCAGATTCAACCCCTACTCAAGAAGACATTTTCGAAGAAGTCTTTAATCTTGGAAGTAACGACCCTTTTGTACAAGAGGAAGACACACCAAGAGAAGACGAACTCGTTCAAAATGAACCTTTAAGTACTTCTGATAATGTGGCAGCAAAAGAAAATGATAGTCAATTTCAATACTGGCAATCACAAGCAGATAAGCAAAAAGTAGAACTAGATGCTCTTAGAGTTGAAATGGATACTTTAAAGCAACAACCTGCTCAAGTTAAAGAGGAAATTGAAGAACCTACTTCAGTTAAGCCTTCAAAACCTGTGAAGCCATCAGACTATGATTATTCCGAAGCTCTTGCCGATCCAGATAGTAGTTCTGCGCAATATGTAGTAGCAAAAGAAAGCTATATGGATAATATGAGTGATTACTTAATGACTCAGGATGAGAACAGACAAAAATCGTTACAAGTTCAAGCGGAAAAACAAATGGCACAGCAACAACATCAAGATACTCTTGCTCAGTTGCAAGGTCGTCATGGTTATACGCCAGAACAAGCTAATGATTTTATAACGTCAATGAGCTCTCCAGATTCATTGTCTTTGGATAACTTGGTGAAACTTCATCAGTTGAACATGGGAAATATCCCACAGGAAGCTACAGGACAACAGATAGCTCCACAAGCTCAACAGAAAGCAGACCAAATGAAACAAAGAAGTGAGAAACTCAGCATCCCAAAGCCAATAGGGGTACAGCAAGGCGCAAGTGTGCAGTCGCCAAATAAATCAACCGAAGATGTCATGATGGATGTCATGGTTGATGATTTTAATAAAACAAATATATTCTAGTAAAGGAGAATAAAAATGGCAAATGTATACTCACAAACAGTCGGTGCAGCTTCCCCAGCGGGACAGGTTAGTATTGACGACAGAAGACGAGTCTTTAACTTCGGTGAAAGAGTCGCAGAGTTAAATCCAGCTAGTTCACCCTTCTTTGCGTATTTATCGAAAGTAGCTAAAAAGCCAACTGATGACCCTGTTTTCAAATTTTTGGAAAAAAGACACCAATGGCAACGTAGAAACTTTACATTAACCGCAGCCGTTTCAGCACAAACTTGGTTAACAAATGACGCAAGTTTGAACATTGAAAACGATTGGGCATTTTATGTTTCATGCGATTATGATAAGTTCGGAAGAGTGGTAAGCACTAACACAGCACCAGAGTTTTTAACAGCTGGTCAAGTAATAGCTGTAGAGGGTCTATTCGTTCACGACGGTGCAGCAGCAGTAGATGTAATAGTTTATTACAAACTTGTTACTGTAGCAGACGCAGACGCAACAAAGAAAGACATCCAGGCAGCAACATTTATTAAAATGTTGTATAAACCTGATGCTGACTCAAGTCCTAAGGGCATTGCAACAGCAGACGCTAGTGACACACTAGCCTTTGCAATCAATGCAAAAGCGCAAGTAATCGGTTCATCATGGGCTGAAGGAACTGGCGCTCCAGAAGGGTTTAGAGATGAGTTTTACTCAGAAGAAGGATACTGTCAGATTTTCAAGACTGCAGTACCTCTATTTTCTGGTACAGCTCTAGCTACACGTTATCGTGGAG